ATCCGTTGCTTACTTTAACGCACAGTTCTCCAACCGGAAGACCAGTCTTGAGGATATTGCCCTGGGTGAAAGACTTATTCAAGAAGCTGTCAAGAGAGGCGACACAAAGACCGCCGGTGAGCTCATACAGGAAGTCGCTATTCTCGGTACTGAACTCGGTCAGAAGGTACAGGCGTTGTCTATCATCAAGCGCCTTACTCCTGAAGGACAGCTTCAGATGCTTCAGAGAGTGGTTGAGCGAGGCAAGACGAAGGGCGACAAGGCATACGAGGGCGTTGAGTTTACTGAGGAAATGATAGACAAAATTCTTGCCGCTTATGGCAAGGACGGAACCTACGACCAGGACAAACTTAACGCAGCCGTAGAGGACGTAAAACAGCAGATTGCCGACCAGATGAAGGTAACCGTTATGGATAAGGTGAACGCCTGGCGTTATCTTTCTATGCTTGGCAACCCGAAGACACATATCCGTAACTTGGTATCTAACGTCGCTATGCGTGGCACTGTTGCTGTCAAGAACACACTTGCAAGGACGATAGAAACCCTTGCGCCTATAGGAAACCGCACAAAGACTTGGAAGGGCGCTTCCGAAGAAGTTAAGGCGTTTGCTCGTAACACTGCTGCCGAGATGAAGGATATTCTTTCAGATGACGGAAAGTACAGCGAGGATGCAACTATTAAGGAAAAGCGCCAGATATTCAAGAACAAGATTCTGAATGGCGTGTATGAGTTCAACAGCGATCTTCTTACAAAAGAAGACTGGTGGTTCAGCAAGCCGGCCTTTGTCAATTCTCTGAGCGAGTTCCTTACCGCAAACGGAATACACACAAAAGAGGATATTCAGAACAACCCGGACCTTGTAGAAAAGGCAAAGCTTTACGCAACCGAACAGTCGCAGATAGCGACCTTCCGGCAGTACACCTGGCTTGCAAGCAAGATTAACGATATCGAGCGACACAATACGGCAACTAACATAGCCGTAGGTGCGGTGCTTCCGTTCAAGAAGACGCCTATCAATATCGCAAAAGCCGGCCTTAACTATTCGCCGCTTGGATTCGCAAAGACTCTGACCTATGACATAGCGAAAGTCAAGAGCGGCAAAATGGAAGCAAGCACAATGATAGACCACCTGGCACAGAATATTACCGGCTCCGCTCTCACGTTGCTTGGTTATGCGCTGGCACAGGCAGGGTTTATCAGCGGCGGCGGAGAGGATGACAAGGAAGGCAAGTTTGACTATCAGCTTGGTGCGCAGTCTTATGCTGTGAACATCGGCGGACAGTCATATTCCCTTAGCTGGCTTTCTCCCGTGGCTATGCCTCTTTTCGTAGGCGCTAACGCTTATGAACAGCTTGTCGAGGGGAAGGAGTGGAACGGCGACGTCGTTGTAGAGACTCTGGCACAGACCCTTGACCCTCTTAACGAGATGTCCTTCCTTTCCGGTCTGAACAGCGTGCTTTCCTCTTATGACAGCGGTATGCAGAAGTTCGCCGGTATCGGTGAAGCTATGGTACAGAACTACGCAACGCAGTTTGTGCCTACTCTTAGTAGCCAGGTAGCAACAGTTATTGATGACAAAAAGAGAAGCACAAAAGTTTCCGGTGACAGCGGCTTTGCGGCCTTTGAGGGAATTATCAATAAGCTTAAGTACAAGATACCCGGTCTTAGGCAGACCCTTGAACCTTCTACGGATATCTGGGGTAACGAAGTCAAGCAGACGGAAAATGTTATGCAGAGAGCTTATGAAACATTCCTGGCGCCTTATGCGACAAAGGGCGATATCTCAACCGCAGTAGACGAGGAAATCAAGACCGTATACGGCGACACCGGCGACACCGGCGTTATTCCTAACATTCCGTACAATTACGTGAACTATAAGGGTGAGAAGTACAAGATGTCCGCCAGTGAGTTTACCGACTACAAGAAGATGTACGGCCAGCTTTCCTATGACCTTCTGGGCGACCTCTTTGACAATCAGTCATATATCAATGCTTCAGAAAGCGAAAAGGCGGATATGATCGGCAAGGTATACGACTATGCGAGAGACGAGGCGAAGAAAAGACTTCTTGCGGCCAAAGGCGTTAATTATACAAATACTACGTCTGACGGAAATGAAGTCTACAAGGAAGATTCTATTAAGGGCGCTATAGACAACGATATGGCACCTGACGAGTATAGCTTCTATCGTGACAACCCGGAGAAGTACGATTTCCTTAAGAGCCTTAACGTATCGTATACCGACTATTCCAGTGCCGACGATGACACAAAGGAAGCCTACAATTGGGCCTATAACAACCCTGAAGGATATGCAGTATCAAAGGCCGTCGCAAGCGACATTGTTAAGTACAAGCAGTACACAAAAGCACTGAACGAACTTAAGGCTGACAAAGACGCAAGCGGCAAGACAATTTCCGGTAGCCGCAAAGAGAAAGTTCTTGAGTATATCGGCGGCCTTGACCTTGAGTTAGGACAAAAGCTTATCCTTATGAAGAGCGAATACAACGCAGACGACACTTTCAATTACGAGATAGTAGAATATCTCAACGGCAGAGAAGACCTGAGCTACGAGGATGTTGAAACCATACTGAAGAAGCTTGGTTTTAATGTATCTGCTAACGGCTCAATTACTTGGTAAAGGGGGCGTAAGAATGAGCAAACAGGACCGGCAGGGGGTAAGAACCCCTGCCGACCTGGAGCGTAAATACGGACTTGGCAAACTTGATGAAAACTTTGCCAATATTATGGGTATCGCATTAGACGCCCGTAATTCCGTTGATCGCATCCAGTCAGAGTTGCGCAGTGAGATAACTGAGCAAATGACTTCTCTTACGAGAGACACGGAGCGCATAATTTTATCAGCGCTTGAAAGCTACGTGGAAACTGGCGAATATGAAGAGTTCAAAAAGACCGTACAAACAGAACTTAGTGTACTGGCGGACGGAGTAAGAATTGACTTGACGTCCGTAGTGAACAGGATTCTTGAAGTAGACAATACCCTTCAGAACGTAACAGAAAACATTAACAAGAGCTTTGAATTTACGCTGGATGGCCTCATAATAAAGGCCGGAGAAAATGCTATGAGTCTTGTGCTCGACAATGACGTTATAAGCTTTGTTAAAAACGGAGAACAGTTCGGCTGGTGGGATGGCGTTGACTTTCATACCGGTAATATCGTCGTGAAGCTGAATGAACGGGCACAGATAGGTAATTACGCCTTTGTTCCCCGTTCAGATGGTTCGCTTGACTTCCTGAAGGTAGGTGGTTAATACGGCATTACAGAGTAAATCAATATCAGCGACCGCCTCAAAAGGCCGCCACAAATTCACGTTGAAGGTTACAGAAAATAGCACAAATTTCAACAACAACACATCGTCCGTTGCGTGGGAATTTATCATTTCCCCTGTTTCAAACGGGTATGACTGGAACTTCAACAGCACGACAGCAGTTACATACACCGTAACAGTTGACGGAACAAACTATACAGGAAAGCTTCAGAGTTATGACGGCAAATCAACCGTTACTATTGATGAATTGTCATCAATGGCGGTTCTTCATAATTCTGACGGCAATAAGACGCTTAACTTCAGCTTCAGCGTATCAAGTAATGCAAGCTATTCATATCTGCCCGGTTCGGCAAGTGCATCCGGCAGTATGACGTTGACAACCATTTCCAAAGCTTCACAGCCTTCTTGTGTTACCTGGCCGGAACACACTCAGAACGTGGGCGAATTTGGCGACACGATCAGTATTCATATGAACCGGACGTCATCGGACTTCACACACACTGTACGGTATGCTTACGGTTCGCTCACCGGCACGATAGCAACGGGCGTTACTACGGGTACAACGTGGACTATACCGCTTTCCTTTATGGACTTGATACCGGCCAACACAACCGGCTCAGGTACGATCTACGTAGATACATATAACGGTTCTACATTAGTCGGTACAAAGTGGTGCGGATTTACCGCAACGGTACCAGCTTCTGTTAAGCCTATGTGTTCAATACAGGTGCTTGACGCAACGACCATAAAGGACACTTACGGCAATCTTGTCAAAGGATTGTCACAACTCTACGTAAAGACAACCGGCACACCGTCATATAGTTCGCCTATTGCTTCCTACAAGGTTACTGCAAACGGTGTAGCATATTCAAAAGCTGAGATAACTACGGGCTATCTCTCAAGCTCTGGAACAACAACGGTAACGGCCACTGTAACAGACCAACGAGGAAGAACAAGCAACCAAGCGTCCGCCTCTTTCTCGGTGCTGGATTATAACAAGCCTAACGTTTCAGCCTTGCAAGTCAGACGTTGCGACGAGGACGGTACAGTAAACGACAGAGGCACACACGTCAAAGTAACGTTTTCCGCTGCGGTAACTTCTCTGAACTCAAAAAACACAGCCGCTTATTCTTTGCAGTATAAGAAAGCAAGTGAAAGTTCTTGGAAGACCGTAGCACTTACGGCATATACAAGCAAATACAGCGTTACGGACGGAACATATATCTTTGAAGCAACAGGAAGCAGTCCTTACGACGTCAAGATAACAGCTACTGACAGACACTACGCAACAACAAGAAGCACTTCCGCTTCAACCGACTTTACCGTTGTTCACTACAACAAAGACGGTGACGGCCTTTCCTTCGGTGCAGTTATCGACGAGGCATATACTCTGACAAATGACTTGTCACTTTGGCAGAGGGGGAATAGATACAGCTTCCAGGCTGACGCTTTTAGTGGCGAAAAGGGCTATACAGCATTGGCACAGGTTACTATAACGTCCGGTAACGCTGACGCACCTATAAGCTTTGTCATAAGCAAAAGGGGAAAGATCAGTCCTATGACCTGTCATCTCCGCTTTGCTTCAGGTAACGTAACAGACCCGGAATTAAGTACATTCTATTACGAGGGTGACAATTACGGAGCGTTTATGTACAAGTCCGGCACGTCAACTTGGACGCTCTACGTAGACAATACCGGCGGTTGGAGCAACCCTTGTCTTATGGATTGGTTTACACCAAAAAGCAACAAGTCACGTATGACAGTAACCTTCCCGGCTGAACAGGTCGCTACGCTTCCTACTCCGTACTATAGAGCAACACCGCTTATACCGCAGAATATTTTAGATAGCTTTATGCCCGTTGGTTTTGTGCTTACGCTTTATAGGAATGACGTAAACCCTAACACTATGTACCCCGGTACAACCTGGGTGCGCATAAGCAACGCCTTCCTTTGGGCGGTTGATGAAAAAGGAGAAGTAGGCGTGACCGGCGGTGAAAAGGAAGTTAAGCTAACGACAGCGAACCTGCCGCCTCACAATCACACAATTAACTGGACGGATTCTGCCGGAAGTGTAGGTAATGAAACCAGAGCAAACCCTATGGTACGCTTTGCAGAATCTAACATAGGCTATGCCGGAGCAACAACAGGACAAACAGGAACCGGTACCGCACACAATAATATGCCGCCGTATATTCAAGTATCGGTGTGGCGAAGAACAGGATAGGAGAATAAAAAATGAATCTTACTACTCTTGTCACACTGATAACAGAAATCGGTGTGCTTTTTTCTGTGATAATTCCCGTATTCGTCAATATCTCAAAGCTGGCTAACGGCACGAAATGCCAGCTCAGAAGTGAGATGTTGCGTATCTATTATCACAACCGGGCAACCGGAAAAATACGACAGTATGAATATGAGAACTTTGTAATGCTATATGAGGCATACAAGGCGCTCAAGGGTAACTCATTCATAGATAAAATCTATGAGGACATTGAATCTTGGGAAGTAATTTCCTGAAGATAAATAAAAATTTTGAAAGGGGAAAAACAATGAAAAACAAACAGTATTGGCTTAATTGGCTGAAGGCCGCCGGTGTTCGTGCGCTGAGAACTATTGCGCAGAGCGCTATTGCTACTATCGGTTCCGCTGTTGCGCTGGGCGGTGTTGATTGGCGTCTCGTGGCGTCGGCAGCAGTGCTTTCCGGTGTGATCTCTCTGCTCACTTCCGTGGCAGGGCTCCCCGAAGTAAGCGCACCTGAAGAGGAATCCTTTGAGAACGAAGAAAAAGGAGAGGAATAATAATGGCAATTAAGATTATGCTTGACGCCGGCCACTTTGGAACCAAATACAACAAGGGCGCCGTTGAAGGTTATTACGAGAGCAATATGACCTGGGAGCTTCAGAACCATCTCAAGAAGGAACTTGAGGCATACGGCTTTGAGGTAGGCACTACCAGAGCAGACAAGGAAAAAGACCTTGAAGTGTATGCGAGGGGCCAGAAGGCGAAGGGCTATGATCTTTTGCTTTCTCTTCACTCAAATTCGGTTGATAGCGAACCCACAAAGAGGGTAGTCATCATTCCCCCGATGAACGGCAAAGGTGACGCCCTGGCTGAGAAATTGGGCGCTACTGTCGTTAAGACTATGAATCTGAAGAATGACAAGTACTGGTATCATCAGATTTACAAGAGAGAGTACCCCGGACGGAAGGGTGTTGACTACTACGGCGTTATCCGTGGAGCTGTGGCCGCCGGTACCGTAGGTATCATCATCGAGCATAGCTTCCATTCAAACAAAGAGGCTTGTGCTTGGCTTATGAACTCTGCAAACCTTATGCTTCTTGCAAAGGCAGAGGCGGCAACTCTTGCGGCGCACTACGGCTACAAGAAGAAAGAAGAAGACGTGCTGTACTGCGTTCAGGTGGGCGCTTACGGAGTAAAGGCAAACGCAGACAATATGCTTAAGAAACTTAAGGCCGCAGGATTTGACGGCTTTATCGCAACTAAACCCAGGAACTAAAAAAGGGTGGCTTCGGCCACCCTTCTTTTTATTTATTCAGTTTTTCCTTTAACTGTTCTTCCGTGATTATATCCAGGCAGTAAAGCTCAAATAACGTCTCAACATAATATGCCTTTTTCTTCTTGTATTCTTCCTCGGTGATCTCTCCGTTCATAAGCAACTTTTCAAGATGTCCTATGATATTCACGCTGTTTCACCGTCCTTTTTACCGATAACAATAATTCCTTCTTTTGCTCTTTCTTCGGCGCCGGCTCTTTTGCAACTTCCGCCAAGATAAGCGTCGATGGCGTTAAACGCTGACTTTTGATACTTATAGATATTGTCATCTCCCGGAATGTTTGTTATCCATCCGTCCTTAAAACGTGTTGTTGTATGCTTTCTGTATAGGTAGGCTCTGGTAGAGGGCTGTTGTGAATCCTTCCAAACGACTCTGATAACTTTCATAATTCATCATCCTTCCTGTTTTTTCAGGATATATATGATGAATGTAGTGTTTTGATACGACACACATCATATATATACTATTATATGCTTAATAAAGGTAAATGTCCAAGAGAAATTCGCTGGCAGAATCACGGCTGTATTCTATCTTTTGAACAAATTGCTTGAGATATCCGTTTTTTGCTTCTGCTGATATTGTTTCGTCTCTGAGCATTTCGATAGCTGTGTGAAGATGTTCTATTTTTTCTTTGTATTCTTCACGGTCAGGTATTACTGTTTCAAGTTCTCTGATCTCTTTTTCTATAGCCTCAATTCTTGCGTTGTGTTTAGCTTTGCGCTGAACAAACTCGTTAGCTGAATACACTTCGTTTTCGTAGTCGTCAAAAATCTTTGACAAGATGCGCTGAACTTTTTTCTTCTCGTTTTCAAGCGCTTGTATCTGCTTCTGAAGTGTGGCTTCGTCTGCGTCAGGCTTGTTATTAAGTTCGACTTCAAAATTCTCAAGGTAGTTTGTGAGTCCGTATATTACAGCGTCAATAACGTCCTCGAACTTTGCTGATTTTACCTTGCATATTTTTGAAATAGTGTGATTATACCTGGATGGCGACTGGCTATTCATCTTTTGGTAGTGGAAAGCCCTTCCGCAGTTCTTACATACCAAAAGCCCGGCAAGTGGGTTTTTCAAAACAAGTGCGGCTTTTGTCTTGTCTTTGTAAAATCCTTGTTGTGCTGCCTTGAATAATTCCTCTGACACAAGAGCTTCGTGCTTGCCGTCATATTCCATATAGTGTTCGCTGTCTTTGGCGTCTTGTAATTGCTTGACCAATTTGCCGTCAACCATCTTTTTTACAAGCATCCTTGAGTTATACTTTACCTTCCCCATATAAACCGGATTTGTCAAAATGGACCTTACGCTTTCTTTGTGCCATTCTTGATTCCCATTATATGTAGGAACGCCCATAAGTGTTAATTTCCCGGCAATACGTCCTATAGTCATATTCTTGTTGACACGCCAATCATATATAGTGCGTACTATAGGCGCCTCGGCAGGATTTTCTTTCAATGTCCTATAGTGCTTTGTCTCAACTATGTCATAACCGTATGGCCGCTTTGGCGAAATATAATGTCCTTCAACTACAGCCTGTTCTTTGCCTCGTTGCATACGCTTTGTTATCATCTTGTATTCTCGTCTCGACATAAACAGCTCAAATTCCATATACTCTTCGTCATCGGGATTGTGAGCTACGTCATACGTCTTTGTCGGCGTAACTACAAGAATGCCTTTGTTATAATTGCCAAATTTGAGACAGTCAAGTATTGTCTGTGCGTCGCCCTGATTACCTCGTGAGAGACGGGAGACTTCGACAACAAGAATGCCTTTGTATTTGCCGGCGTAACACGCAGAGATCAGCTTTTGTATCTGCTCTCTGGCCTCAATAGTCTCGCCGGAAACAACTTCCTCGTATATATCCTCTATATACAGGCCCCGTCTTGCGGCGTGGTCTGTCAATATTTTTTTGTGCCGGGCAAGTGTTTCACCTTCGCCTCTGGCTTCCGCTTTTAAGTCCTCACGAGACTTACGCAAGTACATAGCGTATTTGTCAAGCTTCGGGTTATCTATAGTGTTGTTCTGTTCAAACGCTGTCAACTTTCACACCTACTTTTGGTTATTTTTGTTTGCCATTATCGCTTTAATAAGTCGGGCTAAGTCATCGTCTTCTTCTGTTCCGTCATACATATTTTCTCTTGCCTGGGCTAAGCCTTTTTCCGGAACTTTATACCCGGCCTTCCTAAGAGAAATTACATAATCAGGGTCTTTGAGTCGCTTATATGATTCTTTGATTTCTTTCTGTAGGCTTTCGTCTTTATCGGGGTTATATGCCATAAAAATGATAAAAGGCAACAACCCAATAAAAAGTAGAACACCACCTATGATTAGCATTAAAGCAATACCGTATTTTACACCTACAGACAGAACCAAGACGGCAAAGAACAAACAGCTTAACAATCCCCACGGTGCCGCTATTCGCTTGAAGTCGGTCTTTGACAAAAGGCCAGCTTCTTTATAGCCGTTATCTATATACGTCTGGTGGCAAAAATGGCAAGTTCGGAAAGGAGAACCGTACCGGGTGGTTCTGTCGGTTCCTTTTTCGACTGTTTTTCCACAATGGGGGCAAGAAATAACGTAATGTTTCATAGTGTTTCCTTTCTTACTTTGTAGACAATAGACTTTCTTGTAAAAAATAGCCTAAGCCTGGGTGTAATAGGTCAAAAACAAGACTGCCTATTATTACAGCGACTGTAATACCGAGCAAAACCGCAAGTATGGTTATTACCCGGTTGCGTTGCTTGATAATGGAATAGCGCTCAGTAAGTAATTGATCTTTATTCCGCATCTGGTCTTCCTTGAATTTGACCTGCTCTTTTAGATATTCAACTCTGCCTTGTTCAAACTGCCGTATCTCGGCAATCTCGGCCTTGTGCTCAGACGTCAGCTTTTCTATTGACGCCTGTAGCTGTTTGCACTGCTCAGTCACAGCTGGATTTTCTTTGTGCTCTTCTTCGGCAGCCATAGCGCAAGGGTACTGACCCCAGGTACCGTTGACAAGCACACGTGTAACAGCTTGCATCGTAGTAACACGAATATCTTTGACGTGCGCACTCATTACACGTGCTACGGATATTTCAGATATGCCGGCGGCCTCAGCGATCTCGGCGTTAGTCAAGGCAAGGTATTCTTTCCTCAAGTGGCACCATTCGCACCACCTCTCGGTAGTCATAGCTAAAAAGTTCGGGCCGTCACAGTCACGGCCTAAGTGAGTGCAATCTATACAGACGTTATACGGCTTTTCTTCAATGTTTTTTGCTGAATTTGGCATAAAAACCCCCTCATTTCATAGTTTTGTATCAGATATGATATAAAAATATCTCAAAAGACATTTTTCTATCAGATGTGAGTATTGAATTTTTAGGAATGAAATGATAGGCTATACCCAGGTCAACGAACAGCCTGAGATTGTTCCGAGACCTATCACTTCTACAGGTGTGGGGTACGCTCTGG